AGCTGCTCAATCTTAGACTTGCCTACCTTATATCTCTTACCTGTCTTTTCGTCTACATAAGGATACTTCTCTTCAAGTTTCGCAAGTGAGAGAGTAGTCTTCTTAGGCTCAAACTGCTTAGTTCTATCTGTAGCATCTTTACTGCTCTTCCACTTTGTGATAGTAGGCTTGAGAGCTTCAAGCTCCTGCTCAATTATTACGTCAATATCTTCCAAGTTCTGATTAAACTTCAAACGAAGTCTTTCACCAAATTCCTGGTCAATACAAACACCAATAAGCTCCATATCGCCTGCAACTTTTACAATCGGCATTTCGATAGTCTTAAACATCCAATAAAGTCTTTCGTTGCCAGGTGCTTCTAAAATAGCTACCTGATATACATAAAGTTTATCAGTCATCATTGAGTCAGTTGCGGCGTAGAGAGCGAAAATATCTGGTTCTACATACTTATAAGGAACGATGAACAAGCTTTCGATATCATACTTTTCCTGAGTAGGGTCAATCTTATTAATGTACTGCCACTTCAAGCTCATCTTTTCGTTTTCATTGATAGTATGGGCGCCAATCATAGTATCCCAGTCAGGCTCAATTTCAATACCACAAGTACACTTAATAACTTCATAATCGAACTTACCATTATGCATTACAACAAAAGTGCCGGCATCTTTAATTCTCTGAAGCTGCTCTCTGCAGTCTGCCTCAGTAAGCTGCCAGTCAAGATGTTCGCCCGTTTCAGGATTAACATGATTGATAGGAATATAAGCCTGCTTGCCGCCCTCATAATACAAACAAAGACCCATTAACTGACAAGTCATGGGGTCAGTAGAGTTATTGGTCTCAGTATCTATTGCAATTCGACCGAACTCGATAGCCTTAGAAATATAGTCTTCAAAAGTCGCCTTGTCCTTAATAACAATAACGTTCTTTTTCTGCTTGCCGAGTACTTCAAGTACCTTAATTTTAATTAAGGCGAGCTTTTCAGCAAGAGAGACCTTCTTAGACTTAAGTACCTTAGCTGCGTCTACTTCGCCTTCTTCGGTATTAGCAATCTTACGAGCCAAGGCTTCAGGCTTAGGCTTATTAAGTTCTACATTAAATTCAGATAATTCTTCAGAGGCAAATAAGCTCTGGTTAGTTATCTTCTTAGGCTCTGCCACAACAGTTGGTGTTGCTTTTTTAATAAGAGCTTCAGGTGATACTTTTGGCTTTGCACTAACAGATAAGTCAAAGCCACCAAATAAACTATTCATGTATAACCTCGCTTAAAATATATTTCATATAATATAATACAATAAAAGACGGACCATTTTCAGACCCGTCTTTTAAATTTGTTTTAATTATTAGAAGCTGAAGCCAGAGAAGTTTCTTACAGGAGTCGTTGCTGCGTTAGCAGGTGCTGCTGTTGCGGGAGTATTCATGGGAGCATCAGGGGCAGTATACTGAGGTGTGGCAGGAGCAGTGTAAGCAGGAACTGTCTGAGCGGGAGCTGCCTGAGCAGGTGCCGTATAAGCAGGAGTAGCAGGAGCTGCATAAGCGGTAGCAGTATTTGCCACAGTATTTACAGTCTGCTGATTGTTTGCCTTAGCAACCTCAGGGAACTGACCGGTAGCAAGGAAGGTGTTAATTTCCTCAACAGACTTCTCCCAATAAGAATGCTTAGCGATATTAAAGTTATTGAAAGCACTGAAGTCAGCGGGAATCATCTCAGGCTTAAATACAGGATGAGTTGCAGGAAGAACGTCTACAGAGTAAGTAGTCTGCATGTCGCCAGCCTTACCGTTACGAGTAATAAGAACAAGAACATCCTTAAGATTACCTGCTACCATAAGCTTATTTGCAAGTTCACGAGAGAACTGAGCAGGACGGTCCCAAATAACGGGAGTAACAGGAGTGTAACCGGTTGCGGACTGAGGATCGCGATAAGAAACAAGCATAGGAATAAACATCTTCTTAGCAGACTTACCGATAGAGCCCTTAGGATTTGCCTGATTTGCAGAGCAAAGAGGACAGCCGGCTGCATTCATGCCGAGAGGATTGTGGCAGCTTACCTTCATCCACTTACCACCGACCTGAAGTGTATGAACTGCTGCGAACATAAACTCATCGGTAGAACCGAGGTTGATACGAGCGATAGCGATGTCGCCATCATCCTTGAGCTTGAAGTAACCAATCTTAGTGCCGTCACCGGACTGGGTCTGCTCCTGAGCTGCGATCTGCTGATACTGTGCGAAATTGAAAGTACTTGACATTTTTAATTTTCTCCTTTGGTATTGTTTAGTATTTTTTATTTATTTTTTATATTTATCGGATGTCAGCCGATATTATATAATACAATGTGATTTATGAATTTTTAGCCTCATTCATAACTTTTTGGAATTCGTCATATGAATGTTCATTTGGGTCTTTTTTATTTGGAAGCCAATGAACTTCTTTTATGATAATTCTTGGGTCAAGGCCAGCTTTGATAACATTAGCCATTCTTTGTCCTGCCCAGTCATTATCCATAGCAATATAGAGGACCTTAATAGGTGATTTATTAATAGCGTCTATCTGTGAAGGCGAAGGATTACCCCAGGTACCAATTGCAGGATACCCGTAGGTGTAGCAAGTAAGCACGTCAATTGGGCCTTCACAAATCATTGCAGTTGAAATATTATTTTTTATGATATAGTCAAGACAATAAACAGGCTTATCTTGATCTTTATTAATATAGAAAGTTTTGTTATAAATAGACCTTCTCGGAGCCATAATAATTTTTCCAGCAATATCAAAACACGGAAAAACTATCTGACTTGTTTGCGGGTCATATTTTACTTTGAAAAGCTCACAAACTTCTCTTGAAAGCTTTCTTTGAGCTAGATACGGGTGCCAGTCCTGAAAAGTATCTAAGTAACTTGCTGGCATACGGACAGGCATTTTATTTTGCTTTATAACAATATCGTCACACAAAACAATGCCTGAGCTTGAAATCTTGCCATATTTGTCCTTAAGCCAATTCTTAGCAAATTCTTCCGAGCACTCAAAACACTCAGCAACAAACCTAACAAAACTGCACTGGAAGTCACAGGACCAGCATTTGCAATATCCATACGGAATCTTTGAGCTATTTCCAACATAGATATTCATTGCCGCATGTGCTTCACGACCGTTCTTATGATGTCGGTTGGGGCAGGTGACAACGATATTGTCATCACCTTCGCTCCAAGACTTTATTTCTCTTAGTTTACCATTTGTTAACGCCATCTTGAGTTGACATACTATCTCATAAAGAGGCGTTTCAATTATATAATTATCAACTCTAAGTACTGGCATAATCTACTCCTTAAAACGGGCATTCATCATCAGTTACGGGATAATCTGCACTGTAGCTGTTTTCAATCTCTTCAAAGTCTTCTTCTGAGGTTACTCCATCATTACCGTTTGAAATATAACGATAATCACCTGTGTTGAAGTTCCACAAGTAGTCGAGCTTTCTACCGTCGCCACCATCTCTAGACTTTACAATATTAACTGTTACCTTATGAGCTCCAGGATGATTAGGGTCTTCAGCATCCTGCTTATCAAGCATCAGAATAACAGTAGCATCCTGTCCAATACGGTCAGAAAGTGCAATCTGAGTAGTATCCTGAGACTTATCTTCATTCTTAGTTCTGTTCATCTGAGATACTGCAATAATCGGGATTTGCTTGAGTACCTGCAGGTTCTTAATAGATTTGGAGATATTAGCAACCTTTTCATGAGCTACCTTGGCTCTACTATTATCTTCCAAAAGTGAATACTGGTCTACAAACAGAATATCAAGATTTTCTTTCTCAATAAATGCCTGAAGAGCATCTACAGTTGCGGGACCTGCAATATCATTTGGCGTAAGTACCTTAATCGGTCCATAGCCAGAACATTTAAGACTGTCCAAATAATTCTTATAATGGTCCTTGTAGTAAAGGTCACCACGGGAAATCTTCTTGTTATCAATCTTACCAAGAAGAGTATCAAGACGATAAGCTACCTTGTCTACTGACATCTCACCTGAATAAATACCAACTGTAAGGCCCTGCTTGGCAGCTGCTGCGGCAATCAACAACATAACCCAAGACTTACCTACACCTGAACGAGCTGCAATAACCATATTCTCATTTCTACGGTCGATACCTGTAATAATCTTATCAAGCTCAGGGAAGCCAGTAGAAATAAAGTATTTAGACTGATTTGCAATCATATCAAGATAACGATCATATCTTGAAGTATCTGACATAATATCGGTGCACTGAAGTGCTGAGCCAGTGTGAAGCTTCTCAAGGGAATCCTTAAAGTACTGCATTGCTCCAGCAGTATCATCAGCTTCCAAAAGCTTCTTAAGATTATTAAGACGAGTAGCAAGATAACTCTGGTTGTAGTCATTATAAAGCTGCTCAATCAAATAATTATCAGGCTCATTTACGTCCTGAATAACGAACTCAGGAAAGTGCTGAACGAAAGTAAGGCGGTCGGGAACAGTGTGATAAGTATTGTAGTGAGCCTTAATAAACTCATACTCTGCTTGATAACCATAGAAATGTTCAGCAGTAAGGTTATTTAGAGTGATAAAAGAATAGTCCTTGTTTTGAAGAACTTTATTAATAATCTGAAACTGTGCAATCATTTATATTTATTCTCCTAACTTCAAAATTCTTTTATCTGCTCCACGCAGCTCTACGTCAACTGACATGTTTGCAATTCTACTAGTAAGTCTCTCACCGAGAGCTGTATAAAGCTGCTGACGGTTAAGATTAGATGTATAGATATTAGACTTACCAAGAGCAAGTCTGTTATCAATAATATTAAGTAGATGAGTTAGCTCAAATTCTGAACCCATCTTAGCAGCAATATCATCCCAAATTACCAAGTCAGCCTCAAGAACATTTTCTTTGATATAGGCAACATAAGCATTTTTGGTAGTAATATCATCTTTGAGAGCAAGTAAAAATCTGGGAACACTTATAAAAAGTACTCTACACTTTACTTCTGTACGAGCCCAGATCTTATTGAAGTAAGCTTCAGCAAGTCTAAGGCTCCACGAAGATTTTCCATTACCACAGTTTGCGGAATGAATATACAAATTTCTACCTTCGTTAATAAATGATACGATATTCTGCTCAATAGCTGCAAGCTGCTTGAACTGCTCAAGATCTGTTCCGTCCTCATCCACTCTAAGAGTGATATGCTTCTTCTGACTTTCAGTCATAAGAGCTGCAGAATAAAGTGAATCCATTTTATATTTTCTTAAACAGAAATCCTTATCACAATCTTTGTGATTACAGACGTCATACAAAAAACAAGTTGACATTAGTTCCTCCTAAGTATAGCAATTAAACGCCTGTTGAACCGAAAGCTCCTTCTCCACGATTGGAAAATTCAAAATCTTTATAGTACTCATCAAGCGACATATTATTATACACTTCAACAGGAGAAATATCGATAAGTCTAGGAAGAAATTGTACTGCCTTCATACCATAAGGAAGCTCAATAACCTTACTCGTAGTGTTAATAAGACTAATGTGAATAATACCCTGATAGTTTGCATCAACTACGGAAGCGCCATAGACAAGACCATACTTGGTGGCAATACCAGATTTATTCTGAGCCTCAAGAGCTACGTTAGGACTGATAAAACTACGAATACCAGAAGGAATATTAACACGTCCATGAGGCATAATACGAATAATTCCGACGCCATCAATATCAGTACTCAGATATGCCTGGTCAGGGTTGTTCTTAGCATTAAAAGCCTCTGCAAAAGCTTTGTTATAATTAGGAATGAAGAAGTCAATTCCAGCATTTCCATAGTCTCTTACAGGTGCCTTAACGTCATAGCCAGGTTCAATAAAAAGTTTAATCATTAGTTTAACTCTCCTTTAAAATTTATATACAAAATATAATACAGTAAAAAATCGATAAAATTAGGAGTTAAAATAAAAATACCGCTTAGAAAAATCCTAAGCGGTACTAAAAAGATTAAAGTATTAAATTATAAATATCTTTTATTTATTGTATAAACAGTATCTTTAATTTATATTTTTGTATCTTTTTAGTATCACTTGAATTCATCTTTTAAGCTGGCCCGAAGGCCTTCTACTTAATTTAGCGAATAATTTTATCGCTTTTTATCCCAAGATCTTAACGACCTTTGCGCAGGCATGCTAGCCGCATTATTTCTAGTTTTTAAGTACTGGTAGTACTCATCGTTTGCTTCTTTACAATAATGCGAATTTGGCGTTACCATGCAGCCGCGGCCTGTCCAATATCTACAAAACGAACATTTAGTTTTAAGTTGATTGTTCATCTTTTCTCCTTGTTAGCTAAAAAAAGAATAAGTAACTTTACCGGTAGTAGTATCAATATTATAAATTTTAATATACTGCCTTGGATTAGCTTTTAGTGCAATCTTGAACAACTCAATAAAATTCTTAAACTCCTCTGTATCTTCTATTTTAATACCATCGATAGGGTCAAAAAATCGTCCACCCTTAACCTTACCTGCATCAAGAAGTGCGGATGCGAGTATAATTTCAGCATCATGTGGATTTTGTTCTTCTATTGACTCAAAGCTAAGGTCATGTAATAACTTTAAATCGAGGCGAGTAGTAACTTTAACGCCATTTTTAAGCGTAATAGTTAAATCATAGTCAGCTAATTGACCAGGGTCACCTCTATAAAGATAATCATCAAAACAATCAAGCTGACGTAGTTCTACGAATGGGCACTCTGCTGCAGCTTTTTCGAAAAGTTTTTGTTGTCTAAAACTATTAAGTTTGTATTGAGTTTTAGACTCTGCAGTTCCGATCCAAGCGACAGACCCAATACTGTTTAATTTTCTGGCAATTCTAGGGTCAATTACGCCATTATTAATAATAGCATTATAAATAGTATCACAAAGCACACCATCAATACCTTTTATAGCATAAATCTTTGTACCATCTTTAGATTTTTCATTTATAAAAATATCAAGTTTATGCTTTATAAGGTCTGGTCCGGTAAATTCTAACCAAATCAAATAACTCGTATTATTCTTATTAAAAGTACCGCACAGTGACGCTTTCGTATTTATCTTTAGGTTTTTACCGTAAGCAATCAATGCCTGTTTTTCGGTCTCCCATTCAGCTGCAGATAAAATTTGTCTATTTATAGTACTTTTTGGACATTTCCAATTATTTTCAGCAAACCATAAAATTGTATTAATAGGCATAGTTACTGTTATATACTGATTTTCAAAACTATTAATATTTTCATTTGTATCTATAATAGCTGAGTTTACCGAATAGTCTCGTAAAATAGTGTCTTCTACTGGTATCTTTGGTATAAACATAAAACTATAGTATCCTTTATTTTCTTGTGTAAGTATAAAGCTGGGTAAGGTACCCTTCATCCTCAACCGCTGGCAAAACATGAGTAACCTCGTAAGCGGTATTTGCATCAAGATTAGGGAAGTATACTTCAGCCTCTCCGTCAGCGTCTACCATATTCACATACACCTTATCATAATAAGGAAGCATACTCCGATAAAGCATAGCTCCACCAATTATAAATACAGGATGATTCTTGGCAAGCTCCTTAACAAGTCTTATCATTTCATCAAAATCGTGAATACAGAAGCAGTCGTCTCTTTCTACTTCTTCGGGGCAAAGACAAATTGTCGAGCGGCCCTTGAGAGGCTTACTTCCAGGAAAACTCAAAAGTGTATTATATCCACACACTACAATACTGTCTGCAGTAGTCTGTCTAAAGAACTGCATATCCTTCTTCAAGTGAAAAAGAAGATCATTCTTCTTTCCGATACCCCATTTGTTATCTACACAAACAATTCCAATAATCATTATTTAGTCTCCTTTTCAATCAGTTGAAGCAAAAGATTACTATGCTCTGAACGTAAATAAATAACGCCTTTACTATTTATAATACTATTTATCCCGGCATTTTTTATAAGTCTTAAGCAAATTTCACAAGGCCATGCTTCACATTCAACTGCTTCGCCTGTTCTAACATCAAAGCCAGCAAGGTAAAGATCAGCTCCAAGCATTTCATTTCTACTTGCAGAAATAATTGCATTCATTTCTGCGTGAACAGCTGGGCAGTCAATATAAGTCGAAGCATCTTTGCCATTTTTACATTTAGTACACGTATAACAGTGAGGCTCTCCACGAGGCGGGTTGTTATAACCAGTGCTTACAATTTCTCCATTTTTTACGATAACTGCCCCGTAGTGTTTTCGAATACAGGTAGACCTTGCTGATACGGCTTTCGCAATACCAAGATAATATTCATCAATAGAAGGTCGTGTCATTTTAAATCCTCCATAAACTTTTATATTATAATATACAATAAAAAGCAGGCTATTTTTTACAGCCTGCTTTAATTATCACATTTCGCTATAAGTTTTTCTAAGAAAATCTTTATTATTTTTGTACCATTCAAAGAAAGCTTCTTCGCCACATGTTACTAAATTTTTAATTTGAGCATCTAAAAACTTAACAGAAGCCTCATGCATAATTCGCTTACCAACACATTTATTATTCCAGTAGTCAAGAAGCATTTGAGGTTCCCAACTATCTGGATTATATGCCTTGCTAGCGCCTAGCATATCACAAAAACTTTCAATAAGATACTTATAGGGCATCTTCATTGGAATGATTTTACCTTCTTCATCCTCATCCCACCAAAACTGAAAGTGATGTTTATTCATGTGATAGTGATGAATCCAGCTGGGAGAATAGCCAAGCTGTTCACGTGCCACTTGATGCGGACTGCCTTTACCTGTGTAATATTTACACATACTAAGTTCGGTAATAGAATACTTACTCAAGTCATGAGTCAAACCTTGCCAAAATAACCCCATTTTAAAACAAGCTTTTCTAACAAACTTTCTATGAATGTGTACAGTTTTTAAATGTTTAAATAAATTTTTCATACTTTTCCTTTTAATACGACTCCACTTTAGGAGGCATTTGTCTCTTGTGTTCTGCCCAAGCAATCATGTTTTTAATCTTATCGATGTTAGGGCCCTCAATGCCGTACATAAGGTAGTCATCGAGTTCATCATAGGTGAAACCAAAGTTATCTTCGTCGGTCTTACTGGTAAGTCCGTCAGCAGGTTTCTTAATGATATAGTTAATATCAAGACCGAAATCCTCAGCGAGTTCCTTACCGATCTCGATTACTTCACGACAAGTAAGGTGTCCGATAGGATTGAAGTCGCAAGCAGAATCACCAAACTTTGTAGTCCAGCCAATCATAGCCTCGGACTTATTGCCGGTGCCAATAACGAGATAGCCAAGGGACTGAGCAATAGCGTAAAGCACCGTCATTCTGATACGAGGTGCGATATTAGTCTTTGCTTTGTCAGAAATATTCATATAAGTGTCATGAATAAGAGTATCAAAAGTATTCTGAATATTTACCAACGGCGAAGTCAATTTCAAAGTCGTAATAATATCTCTAACATCACCAATATCAGACTGTCTGCCATTAGGCATAGATACAGCAATTACATTATCACCAAAGACCTTCTTTGCAAGCATTGCCACTACTGTAGAATCTTTTCCCCCGGAAAGCCCAAGGACTACACCTTTAACACTATTTTTCTCTTTAAACTCATACATCCAGTCGATAATTCTATTTAATTTCTCAGACATTTGAGCACTCCTTAAACTACGTTTACCTGACAACTCTTCATAACCTCAATAGCTGCTGCATGCTTTTCAGGAGAAAGCCCTGCACAAAGATTCTCGATAACAGTTACCTTAAGCTCTGGATAAGCGGCCTTAATTGCAAGTACATTACTTACTACACAAATATCAGTACAGGTTCCGACAACAACTACTTCATTGAAGTGATTATCAAAACCATACTGACCCCAGTTAGCAAAACCAAAAGTAGGTTTAAATACTGTGTAGTTAACTCGGTCATTAGTTACAGCCGCGATTTGTGCATTAAGCCTGTGACCTTCTGTATTAATAATACAATGTGCGAACGGAAGATTCTTACCTTCCTGAGTCTCAAGATAATTCTCCTGATGAGTATCATAGGTTACACAAAGCTTACCTGTCCAATTTTTAGCAAGCTCTACAATACCTGTAACGATTGCCTGCGCAGCAGGATTTGCAAGCGCGCCGTCAATAAAGTCATTCTGCATATCAACAATAATAAGTAACTTATCCATATTATACCTCTTCTAATATATTTTTATATTCTTTGAACTTGTCAAACAACTCATAAGGAACCATTTTACACCACTGTTCGTAATCATTTGCAAGTAGCGCCTGACGGCACCAGGTACCAGATACGTCAATATTTTTACGAGTCATTCTTAATTCATCTGTATTTGGCGCAATAACATCTGTAAACCAAGAAGCACGTTCTTTTTCGCAGCCGGTTACATAAAGGTCAGGGAGTCGGTGAAATTCTTTATTAAAAGTATTCATTACATACTCTCCCCAAGAAGAGTTATTACCTGCACCGATATCAGGAAGCGGACGAATCAAAAGCTTTTTACAAATGCATTCCGCAACAAAAACTCTTTCAAACATCTCAACGCGTTCTTCATAACTAAAAGGGTTGGTAGTAGTGCGCTGCTCTTGGCTTGAGCCGATATAGACAACTACCTGGTCACAAAACTCAAGAGCATGCTTTACCATTGCTACATGTCCCTTATGAAGCACTTGGAAACGGCCGAGGACCATTCCTAAATTATAAAGCTTCATTAGTGCTCCATTCTCCAAGTGATGGTTCGATTAAGGTAGTCTACATAATCCTGATTCTTGCACATTCCCTTACCGGGGACGTCAGAAATCTTAGCAACGTCGGTACCATTACACTTAGTAGTTTTCATAACGATGTTAAGAGCGGGCATATCAGTGTCATTAGAGATATATGTACCAATACCAAACGCGGGCTTAGCTTTATCCTTAAAATACTTGTTAAGGGCTGTTGCCTTCTCAAAGTTAAGACTGTCACTAAAAAGAAGAGTCTTACCCTTAGGGTCAATACCGAGAGACTTGTAGTGCTCAATCATGAAGTCACCCCATTCATAAGGATCACCGGAATCGTGTCTAACGCCACTAAAAAGAGTAGCATAAGTGAGCTGGAAGTCCTTAGCAAAACACTTAGTAGTAATAGTATCAGTAAGCGCGATACCATTGAGGATACCATATTCCTTAACCCAAGCATCGAGAGCGTACCAGTTCGAATAAGCAGGATTATGCTTAAGATTACCTTGACCGGTGCACATAATCCATTCATGTGCCATAGTACCTACAGGAGTCAAACCATACTTCTTTGCAAGATATACATTAGAGGTGCCAATGAAGTGAGAAGTTTCGGAAGAGGTAGCTGCAAGCTTCTGAACAGCCAGCTCCTGAGCTTCACTGGACAAACGTCTTCTGAGACCAAACTCACTATAAGTACCGAGGAAATACTCTTTATCAATCTTGTCGATCTTTTCATCGAGCTTTTTCTTGAAGCTCTCAAATCTTTCCTCGTAGCTGTAGTTCATTCTAAAATAAACTTCATTAACGATTGCGAGAGTAGGGATCTCATACATAGAAGTATTCAACCAAGAGCCGTCTGTCTCAATCGCGAGACCGCATGCTGCATCGGTAGTAATTGTGAAATCCTCAAATCTCGGCTGCCAGAGACGAAGGAAATTAATATAAGAAGGCTTAAACCACTTAATATTTCCGAGGTAGGCAAGCTCATCCTCAGTAAAACGAAGTTTGCAATAAGCTCTAAGTTGCTCTTTGATTTCCTCTACCATCTCCTGAGTGAAGAAAACATCCTTGTTTCTGCACTTAAAAGTCCAAGTTGTCATGTAACTGGGGAACTGATGATAGATTGCCTGACCCATGGAAAACTTGTAGAGGTCAGTTTCAAGCAACGAGTTAATAATAGGATTAAGTTTCATAATTCATGTTACTCCTGTTTATTATTTTTATATTATATAATACAATAAAGGTAGGCTATTTTTCAAGCCTACCTTAACATTATTTTACGTTTTATCCAGCATTTTTTGTGCTTTGATATATTCTTTTTTGAAGTCTTTAAGAAAAGCAATAGCGTCTCTGCACTCATCACAAACCCAAGGTGTACTGCAATAAGTCATTCCTTCCGGAAGACGTCTTGTGTTTTCACAGCACAAACATCGTTGGGAATAGTAAATTGTTGAACCTGTAGAAGTATGAATTGAAGCAGTTCCCATTACTCCGCTACCTCAAACTTAGTAGCAAGCTTAGTAGACTGATAACCAATAAGCTCAAAGTCATCTTCTGTAAAGTCATAAAAATCCTTTACGTCTGGATTAAGCTTAAGCTGAGGACCAGGATATTCAGGATTTTCCATAACTTCCTTAACAAGGTCTACATGACGGTCGTAAATATGAAGATTATTTACAATATGGACAAGTGTACCAGGCTGATAACCACAAACCTGTGCAAGCATATGTACCAAAACTGCATATTGAATAGTATCCCAACCACCAGAGGCAGCAGCTGCAAGCAAGTCACCTGAACGCTGAATTACGGTACAATTAAGCTTTCCGTCAGAAACATCCCAAAGAGTCTCATACACACACGGAGGAAGATTCATCTCATTAAGGTCCTGAGGACACCACATAGTAGTAATCATTCTGCGGTCCATTGGCTTATTCTTCAAAAGATAAATAAGATTATCTACCTGGTCAAACTTGCCGTAGCCATAATCAGATACCTTACCAAGCTGATAGCCATAGGTCTTACCAATAGTTCCGTCTTCACCTTCCCAAGCTCTCCAAATAGAAGCAGATTTGCCCAGTTCATTTACAACATTAGACTTCTTCTGCCACATCCATAGAAGCTCTCTTACCACGCCCTTAAAAGCCTGAGTTCTGAGAGTAAGAATAGGAAATTCTTTAGAAAGGTCGTAAGTTCTAACTGCACAGAAAGTCTTAATTGTGTGCGCAGGAGTGCCGTCGGGCCACTTAGGTCTTACGGGATAATCCTTGTCATTAAAACCATTAGTAAGAAGTTCGTTTACTTCATCTTTAAAATAAAGATCTGCAATGCTCATTTAATATAATTCCTTTCAATTAATACTATATTATACACTAAATTTTGTTTGATTTAGTTTAATTTTTGCGGCCATTTCTGGAGAATAATAATCGATATTAGCTTCCCAATCAGGTTTATTATAAATATACTGCATGTACTTTTCTACTGCGTATGGAAGCTTTGTAATATAGTCTGTTAGAAAAACAAGAAGCTTTTCCCACTCTGCATCCTGTTCAAGTCGACCTTTTACTCTGCCTCCGATAAAAAGTCTTTCTTGAATAATCTCATTAGTCAACTGTTCTGCAGTATGAGTTTTCCACTGTGACGACATCTCAGGAAGGTAGTCCATAACGTGCTGTACGCAACCTCCTGGAGCAAGGTGGTTATCTCTATTTACGGCATACCTAAATTCTGCAATTAAAAGCTGATATAAATCTTTTTCATCAAGCTTTACCATTTTATTCTCCTTGGTAAATTAAATTTATATTATATAATACAATAAAAAACGGCCACATTTAGTGACCGTTTAATTATTTTAGTTATAATCTTTGTATTGCTCTGGAATATCGTAGTAGCTATGATATATATTTGGCTTAAAGAGCTTAAGAATACTAAATTTCTCAAGTTTTACTTTACAGTGATTTATTGCTTTCCAGCAAGGGAAAGGTACCATATAGCCGACAATATCACAGTGATCATAGAAGTTATAAGCCTCTGCACAGCAAGATTTTACAAAGTTATATGTATCTTTACCAAAGAAAGGCTTAACACTTCCATAGGTATAAAGGTATGGTTTAATACCAAACTTAAAATAAATATCTTCTGCACAAAGTTGTGCTAATCCGGAACCAAGGGACCAGCCAAAAACTTCTATAAAGCAATCAGGATGCTCTTCTAATAAAGTGGCAATTTTAGCTCTTACCGTCTGCTGACATACAAGCCACATTCCACCCCAACCTCTATGTACTTTTAGCTGAATTAGCTTGCCGTCAAAAGTAAACTTGTCATAAATTTTAGAAGCAAAATTAAAATTTACGCGCCAGTCTGATTTTGTAGAAGTTTGCTCAAAAAGCACTTGGATGCAATTTCTTGTTGTATCAAAGCGTACTTGATATTCCGCTAAATAATCTTTGCCGCGATAACTATAGGGTATACTTTCATATTTAGCTATTTCTAGGTCAGTTGCTCGCCCATTACAATTTTCAGAGCATATTATAAAGTAGTCCTCAAAATTTAATCTTTTATAATCCATACTAAGTCCTCCTGTTTCTATATAATTTAGCACTTAGTATAGATATATAAATTTTAGATAAATTTAGTAGTATTTTTAGAAACTTCTTTAAGTACCTTTGTTTTTACAGTCTTATACTTTTTAGCAAGCATTTCAAAAATATCTGACTGGTCATTTTCTAGTTCAGCAATAATATTCTGAAGGTCAGTAATTTCTTGATCATGTGCTTTTGTTAAGTACGACATTGGCTTTCTAAGAACTTCTTTTGCAATTTCTTCTGTACAAGCTTTAAATCTCATTGCTATAAAATTTACTGCATCGACATACGACAAATCAAAGATATCCTTCCAGTTATTTGTTTTCTTAAGGCTTTCAATAATTTGAAGCACGAGAAGCTTTTCTCTATTATCTGCAATCTGATGTGTTAGACGATTAGTGTGTGTTTCAATCAGATAATTAAGATTAGACTTTACTACCAAGTCAAAGCTACAAGGAACATAAATATGGTCCTGGTCGAAGAAAGCCAGATTATAGGTTTCAGAAGCCTGAAGTTTCTTATAAAGTCTATCAAAAAGCTCTTGCATATCGCACTGCTTCTTAAATACTTTCTCAATAACAATACGTGTTTCATAAGTAGACTCATCACGCATATCTACTTTATCAAGCAAAATTTCTTTTTCAATGATCTTTCTAACATGCTCTGCTGACTTAGAAGAAGGCATCGCAGTGATAGTGATAGTACCATTTTTATCAATAGTCATCTCAGGTGCAAGTCTGACAGTGCCTTTACCAGTCCTGAGCACTTCTTCCCACTCTGTCTTAGTCGACAAAATCGGCACACCAACATTAGGAATAGGGAGCTTTTTAGGTACCCAGTTAAGGTCCTTATGCTTAAGGATATCAAGGTAGTAATCAAACATACCTTCAATATCCAAACTGGGAATATTGAGCTTGGGAAGACCTGCAGGAATACCAGACATTGAATTAAGGAAACAAAGAGGAAGCAAGGTAGGCAGGGCAATAGGTTCAGGCTTATCAAGCTCACCGGTCATAGTAGGACAATACTCAACGCCGTCACAGGTAAGATCAATAGCAAGATCTGATAGTCTACAACCAATATAACGTGGAGCTGAAGCTTCAATATTCTTAGCTCTGTTACCAAAGTTTCCCTGCTTATCAAGGAAGTTAAATTTATTACTTGTATCACCGAGAGATACAATAACCTCAGGAACTGCTGTAGGATGCGGGTGCATATCAAGACAATAGCCAGCCGCTTCTGCTACCTTAATAATAGATCTAGGTGCCTTCTTATAAAGAGAATAAATAACTCTCTTCTGAACGCTTTTCGCACCGTCAATAACAGATCCATAGGCACGACCAGCAGCAACATAAACGCTATATTCTTTATAATTCTCTGAAGCAAGCTCCAGAGCATCTTTTGTAGGAATAACTTTACTCATATATTTCCTCCTTAGTCAAATAGCCCGTCAAACAAATTTGGCATAGCAGGTTTACCGGTGCCAACTATTGCAATCTTTTTTGTAGAGCTTTTCTCAGCGGGCTTCTTTCTAGGTTTTGTAATTTTTTCAACAGGAACAGGCTCTTTAACAGTAAGCACAGGACCGTCGACAGTAACAGGCACAATATTATTGTCCCGCTTAACTACAGGCTCAGGATTAGTAAATACCTTCGTCTCAGAATTAAGAATAATTCCAAGGTCCTTAAGAAGACTACCCTTACCTTCAGAGGTACCTAAAATTTTATTAAACTCATCAATATCAGAAGGGTATTCAATCTGAAGTACATTTCTAGTATTCTTATCTACAAGGAAGTAATAAAGCTGGTCATCGTTCATTTCTCCAAGACCTTTGAAGCGGTGAACATCTTTTGCAGTAGCAGGAATATCCTCTACCTTATTACACCAGCCGTAATCCTTGGCACTCTTGCCCCAACAATAAAGAGGTGGCAAAGAAACAAATACTCTTCCCTGCTTAACCATGTCAGGAAACAGGTTAATAAATACTGCAAGAACAAGGCAGTTAATCTGAAGTCCGTCAGGGTCGGCGTCGGCAGATATAATAATTCTCTCATATCTTGATTTTGAAGCATCACACTGAGCTCCAATACCACAACCAATAGAGTTTGCAATATCACAAATTTCTTTGTTCTGAATTACTTCCTTAAGGTCCTTATAAGTAGTATTAAGAATCTTACCTCTGATAGGAAGTACTGCCTGGGTTGCTTTATCTCTTACATAGAGGTACGGGCCCATAGCTGAATCACCTTCAACAATAAAGAGCTCTGTATCATCTCTCTTTCTGGAAGTACACTCTACAAGCTTACTTACTACAGAACGACGTCTGATATTATCACCAGAGTCCTCATTAATCTTAATCAATGAAGAAATTTCCTTACGAGAAAGCAAGGCATTTTGAGCTACACGATACTCCTCAAAGCGCTTTATAAGCTGCTGTGCAACCTCAATATTGTCAGTGAGGTACTTTACTAGGCTCTTGCTGAAAGCTTCCATAAGGTCGTCAAAATAAGCCTTATTAACGACCAATTTCTCCTTCGTCTGAGAAGAAAACTCAGGGTGAGAAATAAATACAGCACAAATACCTCTGAGGCCTACGAGGTAGTCTGAAGACTTAAGCTCTACAGCAGGTCTCAAATTTTTATATTTACTAATTAAGGTTTCCCATGCAGAAATAACCGTTTTAGAAAGGCACTGAACATGGGTACCTCCGAGGTAGTTTGCAAGAAGGTTAGTATAACCAAAGTATCTATCCTTAGTATCAGAAGTATATCTAAGAGCTACTTTCATAGACTCGCCCGCTTCGTTCTGTACCTCAATGGTTGGAATATCTACATAAGTAGCGATCTTAGTATCTTCCTCTTTGATCAAATCAAAAATGGTACAATTAGTATCTTGCTCTTCACCATCAATAATGCAGCGCGCTCTAAAACCAAGTGCCGACGCAATTTTACAACGGCTAAGAATAAAATCCTTAGGAATTTTTACAGAGTGGAAGTACTTTTTGTTAGGAATAAATGAAGCCGAAGTGCCATGAAGCTCTTCTGTTTTACCTTTTTTAAGCTCAGTTTCCGCGGAACCGTGAGTAGTTACCTCAACAAATTTACCGCTTCGTCTGGACCTAACTGTAAACGTTTCAGATAAAGCGTTAGTAACAGTCATACCGACACCATTAAGGCCGGCAGAATAATTATAGGAATTATTATCAAATTTACCGCCTGAGTTAGCAACGGTCATAAGGACTTCGATTACTTCCTTTTCCTCGCCGTTCTCGAGCTTTTTCTTGCCGTGAGGGATTCCTCGGCCAAAGTCATGAACAGTGTATCTGTTTTCTTTGGTATCAACTTCTACAACAAGTTCAGTGGAATGCCCGGCGCTTACCTCATCCATGGCATTGTCGAACATCTCAGAAAACAGAGATCTAGGGTCATTGGCTTCGCCAATATACATACCAGATCTTAGCTGAATATGCTCGATGTCATTTAAAACTTTAATATTATCAGAAGTGTATTGTTTTGACATCTTTTGGTATCTTCTCCTTCAATATCTTTATACTTTATATTATACAGCATATAATCTTAAAATTTAACAAATAAAAAGGGCCCATCTATTGACGGACCCGTTTTAGCTTAATATTATAATCTTCTACTCTGCATTAATTCAAGTAATTTTTCTTTATTGCTCATAGGAATTACTTCAAGTCTATTCATTGCAGGAAGCACTTCACTGTGTACGTAGTCATTACCATTCAATGCTTCATAGTCTTTGACTAATTTGAAGAATGCATGATGCTCCATCTCAGACCAAGCCTGCATAGGATTTTTATGCTCATCTGTAAATAATCTAAATTCATCTAAGAGTCTTGCACGTATTGCATTTTTCTCACGATCTTCAAGACGGTCAAGGCGAGTATTTAAGATATTTTGGTTTTCTTTTATACCACCTTTAATCTCTGTTAATGCAACTAAAATTTCTTGGTCGGTAGACTGCAGTTGTTGCTGAATCTGCAAACTCTGTGCTCTATAACCAGGTAGTGCGTCTACTGCTGCTTCTAACGAAAGAATCCTAGCTTCCTTTGCTACAAGCTCACATCTAAGCTGGTCTTCTACCGCTCTAGCCGTTGCGCGCTCATTTGCAATTTCTGCTTTAAGAGCATCTACTTCTGCTTTTCTAGCAGCTTCTTTTCTAGACTCTTCTTCAGCTTGCCGAGCTGCCTCTGCCTCACGTTGCTTTCTCAACTCTTTTGGAAGTGCTACTAATTTATTAAATAATAATGTAATTGTCAGTGTTAATAGCACTGAACCCGCCGTGCTTAGCACAGTTATTAACCAACCTGGCATTTAGTGTTTCTCCTTTGACTAAATAATAAGCATAATTTTATCATTTAATTTAGCCAATAATTTGTAGCTCTTTATTAAATTAACAAATTATTAATCTGTCGTAGTTCTAACACGCAAAATTTGTAACTGGAACTCACCACTACCAGATTCTACAAGCGTTATAGCAGGTACCGGGTAGTTTGTATCTTCTATTTTTTGTATAAAAGTTGGAGCAGTAACAGTTCCTGCTGCTGCTGAAATTACTGAAGTATCGCTACCGACAGAAAGTGCTGTTGCGTTTATTTTTTGTGCCCACATTTCGGGTACTTTACTGTCTACTGTACCAATTTTACCGGAGCCCTCAATACCTTCTTCAGCAGTAACAAGAATATTTTTAGCAGATAGGCTACCTATCTCTGCCATTGGTGCAGTTACTTTGTTATTTGCATCAAGATTATTAGCACTAATAGCATCACTAGAAAGAATGGCGACCTTTACAGAGTGAGCATCAGGGCCATGTGAAATTTCAGGTAATAGCGCTTGATTATAAAGTTTCCACTCACCCTCAATCTTTTCAAATAGGCGTAATGAAATACAGGTTTGATTAACAGTAGTAGTATCTCTTTCAACAGCTAATGGTTTTACATAATATGGTACATCATCTGGAATTGAGCCGGCAAGCGGCGCTACTGAAAAAGATAAACCTGAAAAATAGTAGTCTGCAGGATTTTTTGCATCTACAGTATCTACAGCTTGACCGGCTGTTGTACTACGGGCAGCCCTTAGTAGGTCCAAGGAAGTTTCCGGAGTCTCTCCTGCAGAGTCCTTCTGGTTACGAAGAATTCCTGTAAAGTACTCCTGGAAGCCTGAATAAAGGTGTACATCTTCAATCAAAATATTAGCAAAAATGTAGCTTGGCTCAGTCACACCTAAACTGATTAATAGTTTCTCACAAAATTTATCTACTGAAGCATAAGAATCGTCATTGTCCCGCAAGTCAATACTAAATAAATACCCACCCAAAGCAAGCTCAAATAGATTACTATTATCATCATTAAATTGCTTAATATAAGTTTGTGTATATCCATTCATACTGGAATGTTTTAATGCATTAGCTTCAGTATTTAAACGTGCCTCTGGGTCAAAAGGAATGCGGTACTTATCCTCTGTTGTTATATTACTACCATCACGGTCGATCTCTGTGCTACGTCTACGACCACATGGGTAGGCTCTAACATTGCCACTTTTTATAAAAGCTAAAGTTATATCATTATCTGAGTGTGTTTCAATAAACATGAGAAGTCTCCTTTAATTTATTCTTGTACAGAGCTGTTAGAAATAATTAGTTCCCAGTCTACTACAAGAGCAGTATTGATCAAGCTGTTTGTAGTTACACCTAACTCACAATAAGCTGCAAAAGCCTCTGGAGCGGTTTCGGAATATGAGTATAATCCTATACCAAGATTATCTAAACTTATACCCTCAATCATATCTTGCGGTATAATAAAACTATAACGAACTCTACAATTTAAACCAGAACTTGCAACATCATATACCTTTTCTGGGTCTGTTAGCAAAAAGATAAAACCGGAGGCACTTGTATAAGTATAATCACCTGAACCGTTTGCAGTACGAGATATTAGCATAATTTTACTTGGTTTATTTGACCTAGCAATGGTAAAATCTCCTACTAAGCAATCTGCTAGAAAATTAAATAGTGAGTTGCCGCCTTCATTATGAAGCGTAGCAACTTTATACTTTTTTTGGCCTATGTACTGTGATAATGTCACTACACCAGTATAGGCGAGTGTATTTATTGCGGTATTTTTCATAAAAATTTTCTCCTTGTATATACCATAACTATCACTAACTACCTATAATCTTTTATTTTTATTATAGGTAGTTAGCGTTTTAATATATTGATTTATTCTTCGGTATCAGTATCACCGCTAGAGGCCGTAATAGCCTCGTAATTTGAGTCAGGATCTGCTACAGCTTCATCCAAAGTGGGAATAATATTATTATCTAGCAAGCCAATATTTAGTGTATTAGTATCACCGTCTGTAAAGTAGTTAGCAAAACTAGGCTCTGCGTTAACAAAGTTTGCACCAGGCTCTTCGTACATAGCAGATATACCAGTAATAGCATGACTTTTACTATCCCAGGTAATATCTGGATAAAACTCTGCAGTAAGTTTGTCAGAATAACGAACTTCAGTAGTATATCCTTTTGATACAATATTGGTATTTAATATACGACAGGTAATTCCCGCAGGCACAATATAAGGAAGCAGGTCAGTAAATAGTGTTACATCTATAAGTTTTTCAGGAAGGCACACTTCTAGCACACCGTCAGAAAAGGTACTCAAAAAAGTACCAGATGAACCAACAGCTGCGATCATCGCATTACCAGCGGTATCTACTGCAGTTTTTGTACCTTTATAACGTATAATTATTGGCAGCACTGCAACTAGTGCAGCAAGCTGTTTTTGATCGTAGTTACGCTTTACTTTAAAACCAAGCGTAGCAGCAAGCAATTCTGTTAACTTTGGATTTGCACTTGTGGCAGGTAAATTATACAGGCTGTCAACATTGTGCTTAACATAATTAAGCACAATGTTAATTAGCCAACTCAAATACTGAAAGTCTCTTGATGCACTGGTGTACACAGAAGGAACTTGATTATAAAAATTAATCATGCCAAACCTCCTTAGCTAATACGAGACGAACGAGCAATCTGTAAACCGTTAGAAAGCTGATTAATATCAAGTTTTGAAATAACAAAGTTGTTATTTATATTATTAATATCATAGCTAATAAACGGATTTAATAGCGTATCAGGCGTAACAGAGCTTTCATCAAAATCAATTGCAATGCTAGACTCAACTGGTACGTTATAATAAAACTCACCATCCTTGTCAATAGCACGAATATCAGTTAGTAGCTGGGACTCGCCAGAAGACTCCTCAATAGCAAAATAACCTATTTGCTTAATATTTAATCCCATAGAATTATCGTCTGTCACGTCAATAAGACGCAGGTTATCAAAGCAAAGAGTGCCCTGTGAGCTGCTATCGGTTTTTATGAATAAATCACAAGTAGAAGCAATCTTTATGCAATTTAATCCAGCTTTGAGCATTATCTTATTACCCTCTACAGTTTTTGATGTGTTTAGTAACTCGATATTGTCTAGGCTTGCACCTGGTAATAGCTCTATCCAAGTATTAGCATTACTACTATTTTCTAGGTAAATACTGAAAATACCATAGGTATTAGGCAAAGTCACTACAGAAAACTTTATAGCATTTTCATAGTCATCCGTACTAGTTGCTAATGCCTTAAGCCCAACAGCACTCCATAGCTTATTATAAGTAGTAACAAGCGTCTCAATAGAAGCAGGCAGTTTTGCCATATCAACAGGTCCAGCGGTCTCCAAGTAAGGTATAACAGTTCCAGGTTTTGTTTTTATAACAGACGGAGCATTATCCGCAAATACCTTAACTTCAAAATGATCTAAGTTATTTGGATTATTATACAAGTCTGATAGTTTAATCGAGCTGCCGCTGGTTTGACAAGCTAAATTTGTCTTAAATGAAATAGGATAACCTTCTTTTGGCTCAAGTACCGTTTCTTCTGTTGTATTGGCGGCCTTAAGGGTTACGCTTGTCGTAACTTTATCAGTTTTACGTAATGTCTGAGGATTATTTGGGGACACATTTAACTCTAAAATGCTGCATACTTCCCAGCCATTACCAGCAGAATCATCATCATAAATACTAATAGGCGCTAAACTAACAGGATCTTCTGCACCTGCAGGTAGATACTTAACATTATCACAGTACTGCCACTTCGAACTTAAGTAGTTATCACGGCTATCTTTTGACCCAACAATAGTAAGATTTTTTAAAGTATCTCCAGGGCCCAGCGTAATGTACTGGTACTCAACAAGCTCAATACTGTCATTTCCAGATAAGCGAAGCGGCGTCCAAGGAATATCTTGAGGACCATTGTCAAGAATTGTAGCGATATCAATAATATCTTTTTGAGGAATCTTAGTATTACCTTTTAATACAATTTCAGTACCTGAAGTAAAGCAAGCATACTCTGCTTTATTTTCATCAGTATAGAAAACATACTCGCCGTCTTTTAGCGTATAAGAATTATTTACTCTTAGTCCACCATTATATTCTGCCTTTTCAAGCTCACCACACTCAAAGTTTTTATAAACGTACACAACAGGTGACGTTTTAAAAGTTTCTTCATTTAGGGTTACTTTTGCAAAATCTCTAATCTCAATCTGCTCATTCGTGCCTAGGCTGTGCATACCGATTCTATTTGTTTCGTTGAATACTACCTCCTTAAATGGGGTATGTGATTCCGCGTAAGCAGTAGAATCCATCAAACCAGCCTCAAAACCAAGAGGTCTGATAATAGTACCAGCTTCATAAATTTCTTGAACTGCGTCACCGGTTTTAGTAGAGCCGTCTTCAGCAGTAGAGGAAGGTGTATATTCTATGTATAAGCGTTCACCAGTACGAAGCATGTACTCAGTATTATCGCTGATAGTATTAGCTTTAGCGTCTACTCCAAGGTTTGTTGCTACATAAATACCGTGAAGTCTGGTAGGATAGTTATCTAACAGTCCAAAATAACTGCTTGTAAAACTGATAAGCTTAGAAGTATTTGCCATAACACCTCTACCAGGTGTATAACCATCACCATAAGCGCGGAATAAGTAATTTCCATGCTCAGAGACGGGCGAAATTGCCAGTGAGTCGTTTTTAATAAAATCATTCCACTTTGGCAGAGTCTCATGCGCAAAAGGCACATACTCGAAAGTATACTTTATATAGCAGTCAGCTCCTACGGCTTTAAAATCCTCAGCATTAGCTATAATATAAGTATTAACTTTATCTTTTATGTCTGTAAAAGTACCTGCGGTAAAAATATAGTCAGAGCCATTTGTAAACTTAATTTTAAAGTTATTTACATTGATATTGCCAGGAGCTGTTTCGGCTTCAGTACCAGCTTCACTACAAAGACCAATTTCAGGCACGCCGCCGTGTGATAGCTTTATACAACCGCTTTGCATAAGTATTTCTGCAAAAGAGTATTCTGGGTCTACTCCAGGATTATCGACATCTTCCATAGGGGTATCAGCCGTGGTGCTCTCAGTCTCTGGATCATATATAACTTTTTGAGTTAATGTAATTGTTCTAGTAGTACCATTAAAATAATCAAATACCTTTTGCCAGTTTTCCTTGTTATCTGATAGGATTGAAGATAATGACTTAGCTTCAGCTGCTTCTGCCTCACTAACCGTACTATTCTGTAGGGCTAGGTGATAGTTAACATAGGCAGGATAAGTTTTAGTAGTTATAAAGTTCTTAGCTCTAAATCTAATAAACTCTCCAGTTGAGAGTTCAACATCTGATACCTGATAACTGGTACCGGTCACGTCATTAAATGTTTCAGAAGCGTTTACTTTACAGCTTGTAGTTATCTCTGTAATCTTATTGTCAGCATTACTGATAATAACTCCGTTGCTATAAGTATCTGGCACATAAGTTTTTGTATAAATAATTGGTGCAGGTTCTGTATCCGGGTTCACATCTGTATCGACTTCAGGTTCATTAGTTCCTTGATACTGACCTGTATATATAATACCCTTATCATCTATTTTAATTACAAATGGATTATCGGCAGTAGGCTCATCAAAGCCTTCTGGCATATCGCCGAGAGTAAGTGGTTCACTTTCGATTGGGTCACTTTCATTCTTCTTTTTCTTTGAAGTAGTAACTCTATAAGCTCCTTCAGAAAAGCTTGAATCAAAAGTAGTATTATAGTTAAATAATGGTACTCTACCAGCAAGTACATTACGGAGAGCTAATTTATTATAAATCTTTTTAGCATCCTCGGAATTAAAGTATTTACTAATATAGTTACCTTCCTCATCTTTTGCCATTTCAAAACGGCCTGTTACTGCAGCCTCATCAGCTTCGAACCACTTAGAAGCAACAGCGTATTCCTTAATTTGAGCTGTACCGTCTAACTCGTCAATGCTCTCAAAAACAGAATAAGTTGTGTATAGGGCAGGTTCACTTAAAGATACTATTTTAATTCTTGGGTCGGCATTTTCAATAACTTCTACAATACTTTCAAAAGGAATTTCTTCACCAAAGTCAAGCTCACGCATATTAAAAGCATTAGCAAGAGCTATTTTAATAATTTCTTTTAGAATCTCTCCTTCTTCTACTGTAACTTTAACAGTAGTACCTATCATAGCACTCAGTCTTAGATAGTTATTGATACTAACAACATCACCTACACGAGGAGGAATAATATTATGCGCGATAGTTTTAATATTAAGACTATTAATCTGAGTTTCTACTGCAGTAAAACTTTTTGCACTATAAGTAAATGAGTCATCATAGACTTTTTGTATATCTTTTACATTGTTTTTAATCTGAGAATATGATTTAAATGGGTACAAAACAAGGTCAAAGTAATTGATTGCCGGAGTCGTATCTTCTACTTCCACAGTCTCATCAGAATTTTTTAGTTTAAGAATTCTTGTTTCTGTTGTAGTTAAAGGAGTATCTTTATAGAAAATACCATTAGTATCGCAGCTACAAAGTGTAATAGCTCTATTTAAGTCATTACGAATATCAGTAACAAGTGCATTAGAAACAATAGCCTTACCATTACTGTCAGTAAGGGTATAAATCTTGTTCATGTAGTCTCTGCAAGTAACAAGAGTTTCAAAAGTACCTATAGTCTTTTTAAAGTTATTATAGGCCTGCTTAATTGTTTCAATATTTGCACCAGTGGTTGCCGCAAAGGTATTCTCAACATTAAAGTTCTCTGATGCTACGCCCTCCCAGGTGCTTGGTATCTCAAGATTAGTCAGGGTTCTTGGTGAAACATTTCCACCAGCACCACTTGTTCTTGTATAATAAATAAATAGACCTTCATTTATCAAGTCACTATAGTCAGCAGGAAATTCAATGTATGGGCGGCTCTCATAGGAATCATAACCAAATTTAAACACACGAGATCCACGAGCTTGAATATTTAAGTTATCAACTCTCTCCCAGTGCGTACCGTCACACAAAGTTTCACCTTTACTATAAACGTTATAAACAAAAATACCATTTTCAGCTATTTGTGCTTCTGGTAAATAAAATCTATTATTTTCAGAGATATGCTCTGCGGTGATTACATTATTATCAGTAATACTTTCGCACTTAACAACCTGACCTTCCATACACTTAATTGTTATGTAAGGAGAAATGGTAGAAATATAATAAGGCTTTTGATTAGTAGTAAAATAACTAACGTCCTTATCAGCATTTGTAATTACCGTAAATTTTGGAATTTCCCAAAAACCATCCTCAGCATCGTCTTCTAACTTATGATATCTGATAGTGACATCTGTTTCTGCTGAACGATAATACTTGACATTATAACCAAGCATATCACACAACTTACGCATAGAGTCTTCCTGTGCTGCAGTTGGCATAAATGCTTCAAGAGTATTCTTATCGATATTGTAGTTAAGCTTATCGGCAATACCAGTAAGTGCTTTAAGAATTACAATACCAGGGTCACTCTCATTTGTGCTGGTGGGATCCCAGCGTTCAGAAAGCTTTCCGGCTACATCAAGCAACTCATTCCAAATCTGAACGAAATCCTTTTTTGTTGGGGATAAGTTTAAGGCTGCAACTTCGTTTTTTGTAAGCATCTTTATTTTCCCTTTCTTTATGCTATTTGACGAGATTCATCAAACAATAGTAAATTAAATGTATTATGTGTATAGTCAATTTGGTTTATTCCAGAAAAACGGCAGTAAAGTTTACCTCGTTGTATATCTGATATAATATCGATAGAATTTCTAGAAATTTTAATCTGTGGTAAAAAGATTGCTATTTGAGTATAAATTGTATCAATTAGCATATCCTTTAAAATATAGCTATTTTGATTAAACATATAATGTTTTAGCAAAATACCGAAATAAGGATCACACTCAAATTCTCCACGCTCTGACTGCAGGAGTAGGACGGCATTCTGTCTAGTTGCCTTACCGTATTCATCTTCTCGCCATACTTGCGAGCTATTTGAATTAAACATTTTTGGAAATTTATATGAACGCATGTTAAGCTCCTATTTTAATTATTTGGATAAGTTTTATCTAATAAAACTTCTGGATAACTGCGCAACTTCTTTGAGCAGTTCTCACCACAAACATCGCACTGTTCATGTTCATTTTGATACAAGAAAGGCGTAGTAGACGGACCGACATCGAGGTCCCCATCGTCTATTTCAACATTTTCAGCTTTAAATTGCCACTGTGTCCAGTTCTTAAAACATCTAAAGTTATCGTCTAATTGCTTTCTTGAATTTTTTGTAAGACGCTCCAACCATAAAATATAATCAGCAATATCTTTTGGAGTAGTAAAATTTTTATAGACATCCTGGTTTCCAGTTGAATATTTAAATAAAGTAGTTGCTGGTAAGGTGGCATCAGAGTTCACTTTTAATGAGTTAAAGTTTCCGCCACCACCGCGTGTACTAGCCTCAAATTGGCCTCCTCTAAATAGCTTACCTAAGATGATTGGCCGTTCAATCGCATTTTCCTCAAAGCCAATAAATACTATATCACCAGCAGTTAAGCCATTATAAACACCTGGTGTAATATTAACAAGCGCAGTTGTTTCTACTATACTATTATTACCCGCTGATTCAAATAATGGTATTCTTACCATACAACGGTCACCTGTGCTATTAATCGACTGTACTATAGCTTTAGTAATCAAACCGACACCTCCTACTTAAATAAACTACGTTATCAAATAATTTAGCAAATAGATTTAATAAAAATATAAAGTTAAACCATATTTATATTATACAGTTTAACTTTATATTATTAATTATTAAATTTCATGGAAAGTTCGACTAATAACTTCTCTTTGCTGCTCTCTAGAAAGTGTATAGAATTTAACAGCATAGCCAGAAACTCTGATAGTAAGATTTGGATACTCCTCAGGATTCTCATATGCCTTCATCAAAGTTTCACGATTCATTACATTTACATTGATATGATGTGCTTTTTGAGCAAAGTAACCACCGAGAATTGCAACCAAGTTATTAATTTGCGCTTCTTCGCTGTTTCCAAGCATCTGCGGAATTATAGAAAAAGTATTAGAAATACCATCACGACAGTCATCATAAGAAAGTTTTGCGACTGAATTAAGAGAAGCAAGAGCTCCGTTTCTTTCGCGATTGTGCATAGGATTTGCTCCAGGTGCAAAAGGCGTGAAAGCGGGTCTACCGTCCGGGGTAGCTCCGGTATTTTTGCCATACATTACGTTTGAAGTAATAGTAAGTATAGAAAGTGTGTGCTCTGCGTTTCTGTAGGCAGGCGTTTCCCTGAGCTCCTCTATCATCCTATGACACAAAGCCTTAGCAATATTATCTACGCGGTTATCATCATTTCCGTATTTAGGAAAGTCACCGGTAGTCTCAAAATCAACTATAAAACCATTTTCATCCTTAATTGGCTTAACATTTGCATAGTAAATAGCACTAAGTGAATCAGCAACTACAGAAAGTCCGGCTATTCCAAAAGCCATAAAACGATGAACGTCTGTATCGTGAAGAGCCATTTGAATTTTCTCATAACAATACTTATCATGCATATAATGAATTACATTCATTGTATTTACGTAAAGATTACAGAGCCACTTCATATAAGTCTTAAACCGATCAACGACTTCAAGGTAGTCAAGTTTTTCAGTGTCCATAACGGGCATCTGAGGACCAATATGAATTCCACTTGTAGTATCATAGCCGCCATTGATAGCAACTAAGAGTAATTTTGCGAGATTACAACGAGCCCCGAAGAATTGCATTTGCTTACCTACTTTCATAGCAGAAACACAGCAAGCGATAGCATAGTCATCACCATAAATAGGACGCATGATATCATCATTTTCATACTGAATTGAATCGGTATCAATAGAAACTTTAGCACAAAATCTCTTAAAATCTTCTGGAAGTTCCTCAGACCAAAGAACTGTTAAGTTAGGTTCTGGAGCCGGGCCAAGATTATAAAGAGTATTAAGTATACGGAAGCTACCTTTTGATACTAAAGTTCTTCCATCTTCTCCCATTCCGCCAATTGCTTCAGTAATCCACATTGGATCTCCGCCAAAGAGCTCATTATACTCTGGTGTTCTGAGGTGTCTAGCGAGTCTCAACTTAATAACAAAGTCGTCAATAAGCTCCTGTGCAGACTCTTCTGTAAGAATTCCGTTAGCAATATCTCTTTCAATATAAATGTCAAAGAAAGTGCTCACGCGTCCCAAAGACATCGCAGCGCCGTTTTGCTCTTTGATAGCAGCGAGATAAGCAAAGTAAGTCCACTGAATTGCTTCTTTTGCGTTAGAAGCTGGTGCACTGATATCATAACCATATCCCGCTGCCATTTCTTTTAGCAATTTAAGTGCCTTAATCTGCTGAGAGAGCTCTTCAGAAGCTCGCACTTTATCAGCGTCAAAGTTCCCGTTGAGGGCCTTTTTATCAATTACCTTCTCTTCAATGAGTCTGTCAACTCCATAAAGAGCAACACGACGATAATCTCCAATAATACGACCTCGGCCGTAAGCATCAGGAAGTCCAGTGATTATATGACTCTTTCTCGCTGCTCGCATTTCGTCAGTATAAGCACTAAATACTCCGTCATTATGAGTAATTCTGTCTTTAAATTTGTTTTCAATTTCTTCACTTACTTTATAACCGTAAGCTTCGCAAGCTTGTCTAGCCATTCGCATTCCGCCATATGGGTTAATACCTCTTTTTAGTGGCTTGTCTGTCTGAAGTCCGACAATAATCTCATTATCTTTATCAATATAGCCTGGCTGAAAACCTGTAATTGAAGTAATAGTTTCGGTATCCACCGCAAGAACTCCGCCATTCTGTCTTTCCAGTTTAAGCAGTTCTTGAATTATTTGTATCAACCACTTAGTTCTTGCGGTCGGTCCTGCAAGAAAGCTATTATCTCCTTCATAAGGAGTATAATTAGTTTGAATAAAATTACGAACGTCTATGCTATTTTGCCAAGGCCCTGAGGCAAAGCCTGACCAGTTTACATGTTCCATAATAAAAGCCTCCTTTATAAATTTTGTGGGTAATTAATTTAGCAAAGCTAACATAATATTATACAATAAAAATAAAAGAAAGCTGGCTATATAAAACCAACTTTCTTTTGCCTTTACTCCTTAACTTCAACAAGCTCGAAAGTAACGAGCTCAAGTGTACCGTGGTGTTCTCGACGGCCATAATAAGAAGTTCTATTGTTATAAGCATTAATAGCATTTAAACAGTTGCCACGCGTTTCCCAAAATTTACGTCCAGGATTTGTTATATCATTAACAAGCTTTCCTGTCGAGGTATCTCTAGCACCATAAAGAAATTTCTTATCCATTAGTCAATACACAAGGTATAACCCTTCGCCTCCGGCATATTATGTTCGATAAACTTATTAATATCGTGAATATATACAGGCTTGCCAGCAAGGTAGATATCGCCATATCCTACAATATCGAGTCCCGTAATTCCGTATCTATGAGCCCTGTCTCTCATTGCATCAGGGTCTTTACAAACAACAATGCAGTTTTCCGCAGAAGCTCTTTCAAGAAGTGCTCTAGTCTTTCCAGTTCCTTTTCCGCCACTAACAATAAACATTTAGTCAGTCTCCTTATTTAAAAAATTATCTTCAATTACCAAAACATTTACTTTTCCTGTATGAGCTGTGCACTTATCAATTCCGATAATTTTCCAGTCATCATTTTTGTAAATGTCCCAGCAAGCATTTTCGCCGAACTCACTAAGCTCTCCGTCGCTGCTAATTAAGTGTCCCAAAGAGCAATGCCAATGACCAAATACAATATATTTACCGGTCCTATTCATACCGTCCTGAGCCTTAAAGAACGGATTTCCCCACATAGCTTCTTCCCACTCATTTCTTGTAGCCTCACGCCAGTCTTCCTTATATTCATAATACTTATTAAGCGTATGCCAAGGCTTACTAGCACCTTCCGTAATAGTAGGAATCCAACTATGTACAAATATATAATTCTCAGTTTCAAAATAGTTTACAAGTGAAGCACGATAGGCGGCTGTTCTATTCCAAGTATTTCTACAGCAGTCATCAAAAGGGTAGCCTTCTCCCGCACCGCCAATGTCATTTACGGTACGAGTAGTACCGTTAGAAAAGTCATGACTATAAGGAAATTCTCTCATACAAAGGTCATCAAGTAGAAGGTCATGATTACCTTTTACGAGAATCTTTCTTTCAAGTGACATGAGAAAATGAAGTACTTCTTCGCTCTCATGGCCTCTATCAAAAGCATCACCGCAAGAAATTAACCAATGCTCTGGATTATTTCGGTCAAAGCCGGCCTCATCTAAAGCTTTCTTCAGTGCAGAGTAATAAGAATGTATATCTGAAACGCAGAAAAATTTCATCTCTTTGCCTCCGTAATAAAGGTTGCACTCTCATCTGCAACGTGAAGAAGCCAAGCTAAAGGACAATGCTCAAAAGCAGGTCCGATATTAGGGTTATCTTCCCAAGAGCCCATATGGCAATTAATAGCAACTGCTTCTTCAGGAGTCAGCTTAATAAAGTTCTGAAGAATAAATACTGACTTACTCCCGTGTCCGCCATAATGTAGCTTTTCATTATGAGTATAAGCCTCGTAAGGCTCCCACTTACCGTTTTCATCCTTACGGTAGCGGGTCTCTTTCTCATACATATTTACTTTACAAAGATCATGGAAAAGAGCTACGATAGCAACGCTTTCTTCAGATACCTGAATCTCAGGATAAATTGTAAGTAGCTTTACAAGGGCGTCGTATACGTTCAAAGAGTGCTCTACAAGCCCACCTTCATAAGAGCCATGATACTTTGCACTCGCCGGTGCAGTAAAGAAATCACTACTCTCGAGCCATTCAAAAAGTTCTGCTTTGCCTGTACGATTAAACGTACAAAGTGAAATAAATCTTTCTCTATTTGTCATTTAGTTCTCCTTAGGAAGAAATCTTTCAATATAGTTTCGGTCCTGTGTAAAAATAGGACACTCTTTGTCAATATACCATTCAGTTCTTGCTGCGCCGTTTACTTCGATAGCTCTCTTATAACAGCAGATACCACGCTTAAACTCAATAGGCATATCATTGAAATTAATGCCTTTCTGCCAAAGCATTTCCTGAATCATATCAGTCTTCTTTTTATGCAATTCATTATGATTAAAATAAGTCTGGCCAAGCATCTGAATTGCGTTTCGAGTAGCATCTTCTTGCCTCCACACAAAGCAATTCACAACTTCAGAAGCAGGAATATTAAAGCAGCGAGCATCAAACATCGCACCCTTATCACAACACTTCTTTAGTGCTTCAGAATATCTTTTAATAGGCTCCTCAAAGTAATGATTACACCACAAATCAGATTTATGATAATCATCTACAAGCATATTAAATGACTTATTGAAAATCATTGTTGCCATAGAAGCCGCAACAGAGCAGATCTTTTGCACGTTATAATCAAAGAAGGCATCAGTAGTCAGAGTATCATAGTCAGTCAACAGAAGCGAAATTTCATCACTCTGCGTATAACCAAACTTACAACCCTGAATATTTTTACAAAGATACTGCAAAGTAGAGTTCATTGCCTTATGAAAAATCTCATCGTAAGGCTTTTGCAAATTACTAGTAAAGCTATGGAAAGCCTTACCGTCCAAACGAATAATACAAGGCGTACGTCGTGTCAGATAAGTTTTACTACGATTCTCGTAGTTTTCTTTCATACGATCGCCAAGAGAATCTTTTTTATTATTTCCCATTATTATATTTCCTTTACTTTTTATTATAATATATTATACAATATCAGGAATAGCAATCTTTAGCTCAGAAATAAGTTCATAAAAATCTTCCCACGAAACTACTCTAAAGTCTGCAACAGAAGTATTTTTATTGTAAGGCGCGTCAAAAACTACTTTAATTCCTTTAAAATTTACTAAGTTATGTTCAGCGTCGTCAAGCAGAAGATCACAATTAATAAGTGATTTATTATATGTAATAATTATATTTTCTTTTTTTAAAAAAGGAAAATGAGCAAAAAGGCATTTGTCTAACTTATACGGAAGTGTTCTATAATGAGAACTGGTAATTATATAAACTTCATCACCTTCAGAAATAAGCTTTTCAATAACTTCAACAGCGCCAGACTTAATAGAAACTTCATCCCAATACTCTGGTGTGTTCAAAGGCTCAAACAGCTCACGTTTTGATAATGTTGGAAATACTTTTTCAAGTTCCCACTCGACTATATCAGATAACTGTACACTAGTTCCGTGCTTTCTATTAAGCCACTCAACCCAAGTAATAAGCATATCATTGATTGTTCCGTCGAAATCAAGTCCAATTACCATCTGCTTTTCTCCTAAAAATAAAATTGGCCCACAACCCGGGATTCGAACCCAGATGATACACTCGTCAGCGCATCGCTGCTTCTCCGCGGTGCGTCTACACCAAAAGGACTTACAGTTAATTCTGCCTTTAGTCAGGACTTACATTTGTGTCGCCTGTTCCGCCAGTTGTAGATATAGAAGCGGGGTGCCTTTACCTCAGCACCCCTTATAGAGGCCTCCCACCTAACCTCCATCGCAGTATGTCTCGTCTTCCTCGGCGATACCGAGCCTGCGCCCACGGCCATTACTCAGCGTCCTGAGCAACCAATAATGTTGGGTGGAGTGTCCTCACAAATAACGAAGTACATAAATAAGGTCTCCTTCCTCAAATAAAATATTTTGTAGGCTGTTCATCACACTCCATTTACCACAGCGCTTTTGACAATCCCGCAGAGGTTCCGCCCCGCTAAGTTTAAACGTGTTACACGGCCTGCTTGCACCCCGATTCATCCGGACATTTCGAGTGCCCTAGAGCTAACGGCTTAAGGATCCTTCGTGGCACCTACAATTAAATTGCTTGTTGCTGAGCACCCAAGCGAAGGTGAACGGGGAACTTCCCACGTCATTCGACTCAGCTGTATAAAATAAGGCTAGCTAATCCTACATTTTATACTAGGCTGTTCAACTCTCTCCATTTACCACAGCTTCTGCATCCCGTCTTTCAGTCCCCGGCCGTGCTAGCTTCTTAGGCTGCTTTTGTTCCGGCTTACTAACTGAATCCATAGGGCTTCGTGGCACCCCAAAAATCAGGCTGTTCATCAAACTCCATTTACCACTGCATTTTGTCGCCTCACAGAGCTTTATCTCGTTGACGGATTGGTTACCTTGTAAAACAACGAGCTAACTTCATCAAGAAGTATTCACTCCCAAGTTATTGGCATCGTGGCACCTCTAAACATATCAGGCTGTTTATCGCATTCCATTTACCACTGCTTCTGAATCTTATTGGTACCCGGTATGACCCATAATCAATCATCCGACCAAGCTAAGCTTCGTGGCACCTGATATTATATAATACGATTTATTGATCGTATTTTTCAAAGTGATCCCAATCTTTTTTCCACTTTTTGGAATATTTGTCAAGAATCTGCTCTACTACACAGGCATTACACTGCTCCACACTCACGGGATCAACTACATACCAATCATCACCAAGAAGATAGCTGGTAAGTATATCAAGAGCTTCCTGAGCGTTCATTGGTGCAGGGCAAAGACCGTAAGACGTATCGCAGATATTATTCTTTATGGCTTCAAAGCCTTCATTATACCTGTATTCTTTCTTAGTCTTCATTTACTATCTCCAACTTTTCAATAGTAATATCCTGAATGCCATGCGGGTGAATAGGCACAAATACACAATTAGTCAATCCATGCTCAGCGAAGTCTTCTTTTAGTTGTCGAAAAATAAAATGAGCTTTATCCATTGGAGCATCTGGCAACTTGACTTTAACCAAGTTAATAAATTCTGCGTCAGAAGATACTGATTCAAAGGCATGAGATACTGCTTTTTCCCAGTCTTCCTTTTGTGTATTGTCTACAAGATCGATAGTCAAATTTTTAATATTAAGTTTCTTCATTACGGTATTCCTCAATAAGTTTTTCCAAACCGAGCTTAGCTGATTCTTCAGAAAAGAAAACTAGACTACCAAAATGTTCTTTATAGACAACTTCCTTAGAAGTTTTGTTTGAGCCCCACATTTTATCAATTACTCCGTTGGCAACGCTGATTCGGTCTACATCATACTCTGTAATATTATAAAAACCTGGAACATTAAAAACTAACCAAAATTTCTTAGGCAACTCAATAATAGTAGAAGCGTCTTTAAAGTGCTGACAGTCCACTGCTGCAATATCAAGATCCGCACCGCCTCTATTCTGCATACAAAGCTCCGCATGTATACACTTTGTACACTTCAGTTCTTTCCAATGATCAAAAGGATTATACATTAGGCGCCTCCGTCTTCATAACGTACTCAAGTAGTCTCACACAATCATCACTGAAATTTTTTACATCTGCATCCTGTACTTCTCTCGGCTTATCAAACCAAAGCTCTCTTCCTGCCCGCTGGCCGTAGAAAAAATCAAACTTATTTATAATATCAATTGCCTGTTCTTTTGTAATCATACGGTAGCATACCTCTTTTTATGGTCTCTGTTTAGAGCCAAGTTTGCATTAGTAATATCAAGAATTTCATCCCAGCGAGAAGCACCCTCACGGAAGTGCATAATACCAGGTTTATGTTTAAGCTGGTCAATAATTCCCAATGACTGATTTAGAGTCATCATATCATTATAGCCCATAGGCGGAAGGTCAGGAAATCTGAGATTCTGACACAGAAAATTAAGTTGTTCGGTCATAGTAATTCTCAAAGTAGTCGCCGGTGTTTCAACGTCAATAAAATGATCTTCAGACATATACAGATATCTATACAAAGTACAAATATCATTAAAATCTGTCAATAGAGTATCTATCGTTCTCATATAATAATCTCCTTGCGATAATCTTTACTTTTTCTGTCCCAAAACGATCCACCGTGACCTACGTCTCTCATATAAAGTTTCTCAAAAGTAAAGAAATCTGCCTCGTTAAAGCCGCCATGAGCGTCAACAGTCTGAATAAAATGTTCTCTTTGTACGTCATTAATTGGCACATTCTCATCATCTAGGATCATAAAATAGTTAATTTCAGGATGCTCGTCAAGATATTTCTGAATCTCATGACCGCGAGACCAACCTTCTGATACCTCAAGATGCTCTGTCTTACCAAGAATTTCAATACCCTCTCTGAGACCACCATTAATAAGGCATTCCTTGTAGTTTTTATCTCTACGCCAAGTAGAAGTAACTACAATATCATAATGAAATTTCTGGCAAGCCTCAGATAGCCACTGTACTGCTTGAAAATTATTTACTTTTCCGTGGCTCGGCCAATTGTAATTACAGTGGGTACCCTTCTCATTCCACATAGGAGTATTCACGACACCATCATAATCAAGAAATATTACTCTAGAATTCACTTTATACACTCCTTCTGCGATTACTTTACTCCATATTTATCTACAATATAGCCAAGAAGCGCTCGGTGCTGGTCATCATCAATATAAATATACTCAGCATCATTCCAAAGATATGTAGGTTTAAGTTTATCGTAAATACTCAAGTCGCCTTTACACTCTTCGTAATCTTTGATAAGGCCTCCGGAGGTATCTTGAAGATTAGGATTTTCTTTATTATACTTTTTACAAGCATTCACAAAATAAGTCATTCCAGAGCCGTTAAGAATTTTAAGCACCACAGCATTATCAACTTCGTAAGTACGCTCACCACTATCGTTATACATAAGGCAATACTTTGCTGCATCAGCCATATGCTTTTCAGCCTTGCCGAGTTCGTCAAAAACTTCTCCGTCAGCAGTTCTATAAACCATTTCAATACCGTCAGGAAGTGCTTTTACTGGCGGTGTAAAATCAAAAGCCTTCTCAAAAGCAATAGCATAACAGTCATCACACATAGCCTCAGATACCCAGCTAGGACCGCCAAGGTTCACATGCAAACTTACATAAGAAGAACCTTTATCGATTGAATGCTTACACTGCCTACAAACATGAATTTTCTTAGACTTGCTTATTCTTTCAGCCCAACCATTTGCTACAGGACAATAAATACGATTATTCATTTTATGTACTCCTTAATATTTACTATTATATAATACAATATACGGTAAAGAAAAATCAGACATTCTTTTAAAATGCCTGATTAAAAAATTCATCTGCCAAAGCAAGGTCTGCAATAAATTCTTCTTCTGTTTTATTGTGTAATCTAAGCTGACGTCTTACTTCTGCCTGGTAGTCTTCATTTATACCATCCGGCCAAGGTCCTGCACAAGAAATATCATTAACCATATGCTGATATACTTCTCTGCCCTCTGAAATACAACTTAAACAAATTGCATCAGAAAACGCTCCAAAGCCTGAGCAGACTACAAAGCCTTTAGTATTCTTTGCTCCACAAGCAGCACACTTTTCAATATTCTGAGGTTCAAGCTTCGGGATCATCTTTTACCTCCTGATGGCGGCCACTTACAAAATATTCCTTAATACTGTTCAAGATGGGCTTCTTTACCGCGGGAACAATAAGGTAATAAGGTGTAAGTTTAGGCTCCCAACTACCCCAATCAATAAATTCAAGAGCTTTTTCAGCCTGCTCCTGAGTCATGTGCTCATCGTCATAAAAAACGTAGTACTCATTGTAGCCAAACCAATAGTCTTCTAGTTTAATATTAAGCTGCTGAAGCATTAAATACCTCCATTAACAAAGATAACAAACGTAGCTGTAATCTGAACTAAGTGACAAGCCTGATCTGTCCAAAGATTGATCCAGTGTTTATTTGCTTTACAGTCATCAACAAAAGCATGCATAATCATATTAAAAACAAGCATACCGACAAACGCACCACTGATAGCAAAGCTGTTAAATAATGCAATAGGCAGCATAATCATAAAAGACCAGCTAAAGGAGTGCATAATCAAAGCCCAGATATAGTCAAATCTGTAGAGCTTCTCAGGTGCATTATCCTTCCACCACTGCTTCTGCTTAGCCGACGCAAGCCAGCCCTGAAGGTAGTAATCATCTACAATATGACAAAAGATCATAAGAATAAGAACAAACAAAATATTCATGACATATACTCCTTATCAATAACAGTTAAATCTTTAAGATAATAATGATCAATCTTACCATGCTCATTTACTACCAAGGCACCAGGCAAACCATCTTTCCACTCAATTTTTATAATATTTACATACTTTGGCGGGTGATAGTAATAATCTGGGTCATGCCATTCTGCTCTAATATTCATGCTTAAGCCTCTCTTACAAACTTAACACCGTTAATTTCTACGGTATCGATATTGTCAATATTCTCAGAAATATCTACTGTAATACCAAGACTTCTCTGCTCCAGAGTAATCTTATCACAGTTAATAACCAAGGACTTCAACATTGGCTCCGCACTACCAACGGCAAAAGCAGCTTCCTTAGTGAAAAGCTGCGGCTCTTCTTTAAACATATTTTCGTTGCAGCTTGGACAGTAGTCTTCCAAACCACGAATCTTTGTAGTAAGTGTCTCAATATCAAAACCAACAGCTACTGGCTGACAATAACCACAAACAGAACATTCAGCTTCATGCAGGCCAGCTCTCTCTTTGACCCACCACTTGCCAGTATTGACGCCACCAAAATCATTCATACCAAAAACCTCCAAAATATTATAATATATAATAAAAGCTGCCTCAAAGCGAAGCAGCTTTAGGACTATTATATTATACGATACGGTACTCAATAGTTTTGATCATCAGACAAAATTTCTGCAAACTGTTTCATTAAGTTAGCAGCTTTATTAAGCTTCTCTTTAAGTCTAGTATTCTCGCCCTCAACGTAATTAATATGATTTATAAGATCATCTGTTCGCTGCTGAAACTCTGCCTGCATCTTGCCAGCCTCTTCAGCTGCAGCAAGTAAAGCTCCCTGTAAATCAAAGGTCATTACATATCCCTCTCTTTACTCATATTTCGAGCAAACTCTTCCCAATCGTTAGCTCTTTTATTTGCGTCAGCAAGGTCTTTTTCCATAACATTAATACAGTTCATAGCTGCTGACATAAGCTGATAGGTACACTCCTCATGTGGTCCCTTCTCGGGTCCCATATACAAAGGACAACCACTACAATTTCTATAAACTGTACAGCAAATAAGCCCCTGTTTAAGCTCTCCATAAGTGAATTCTCTCATTATGCTTCCTTCCATTCACTCATATCAGGTGCGTCTACATACACAACAATACATCTTTTCATATACTTTGCAGCCATTTCATCAAGGTACTTCTCAAGTTCTGCTTCTGCAAGGCAGTTAGCAGCAAATTGCTCCTGAGTGTACTCTCCACGCTCTACACTTACAGCACAGCACCTGGGCTCATAATTAAACTTCTCACAAAGCTCATCTGCGTACTTGTCGTAATATACTTCAGTAAAGCTATCCTTATCGTCATACCAATGGTCACCGATAAGACCGACTGACTCAATACTTGCAGCAGAAAAGCTCGCCATCCAATAACAACTATCATCCCAACAAACTTCACCATTTACCATAGCCACAATAGGCAGGTCAGGATTTGCCGCAACAAGTTCTAAAAGTTCTTTCATAATTATCTCCTAATGTTTATTATTTTAAACGAAAAGCTCAGTTTTGTTTATAAATATAAACGTTAATCAATAGTAAATGTCTTAATACTGGAATAGATGTCCTTGTCAGACTCGCACCAAAGCTCGTCAAAGTCTCTAGCAGCAACAAGGCCAAGGAAAGACTTTGCATTAATGCAACAACGATCACCGTCAGTTACATATACCTTATCATTTTTACTGGTTGCGTGGGAAACTGCA